CTGATAATAGTTGCTCGAATGATGGAAGAAAATAAGAAAGGGGAGGGGGAGGCTCTCACCGCCCCCCCTTATCATACATAAAGTAGTTAGAGGCGTTTATACACCCTTGCTTATTTAGGGGTTTTAAATGAGAATATGAGAGGGCTTTGTCTCCAGCCCTAGACAGCTCTGGCCCCCCTTAGTACCTCGGCTGGGGCTGTCACTTTTAAATAACAAATTTAAGGATTATTATATATGGAAACACTTTTAACAATTTTTGGTGCCAAATGGTGCTGCGTATTTGCAAGCACCTGCGGTGGTTTAACAAATGGATTAGTCCATAAATGGACAGGTTTTGCTATGGAGGCAAAGAATTTAGCAGTAGCTGCTGCTGTAGGATGGATAGCAGCAGAATTTTTTATTCCAATGTTAATGGAGCAATTTGAATTTGGCGTATATACTGCTCTGGCTATAGCCTTTATTATAGGGTATAGTGGTATAAGGCTTCTTCCACGTTTGGAAAAGAAGGTCTTTAAAAAATTAGATAAGGTGTTAGATAACGTGATGGATGACTAGAACGGCTTATATGAATACATTTGAAGAAGTAGTTATATTTGTATTTTCATATGGTTATATCTTTGCAGCTATTCCATTTGGGTTAGGTATCATAGGTGCATTTGTTTTTAATTAAAAAATATGGCATATTCAGAGAAAGTAATAGAACATTATGAAAAACCAAGAAATATTGGTAGCATGGATAGTACTAGTGTGTCTGTCGGTACTGGTCTTGTGGGTGCTCCTGAATGTGGGGATGTAATGAAGCTACAGATCATGGTCGAGGATGACAAGATCATTGATGCTAAATTTAAGACGTTTGGGTGTGGGAGTGCAATCGCTTCTTCATCGTTGGCGACAGAGTGGGTTAAGGGCAAGTCTTTGGATGAAGCTCAATCTATTAAAAATACTGATATTGTGGAAGAGTTGTCCCTTCCACCCGTTAAAATCCATTGCTCTGTCCTTGCGGAGGATGCGATTAAAGCTGCAATCAAGGATTACAGGAATAAATATGTGTGAATGTGAAGAATGTAAATGCGACCCATGTAGTTGTGAATAATTACTAATGGAAGAAAAGGAGATAATAGAGCTTATACGTAGGCTACAGGCCGATCCGTTGCTCTATTTTGAAACCTGTCTAAAGATACAGAACTTTGGAACAGGAGAACTTATACCATTTAAGTTAAATGAGGTACAGTCTATTATGCATTCTATGATGCAGAGACAGTTATCTGAACATAACCATGTCAGGATGATTGTTTTAAAGGCACGGAGATTTGGTATATCTACATATGTACAGGGGCGGTACTTCCGTCATGCAGCTATGAACCGTAACAAGGTGGTACAAATTACCACCCACTCTAAGGCGGCTACGGATGTCATGTTTGCCATGACCAGAACAATGGAACAGAATCTTCCTAAAGAAATAAAACCAGAATTAAAATATAGCGGTAGGAGAGACTTACATTGGGGCAGCGAGGAGGGCGGCCTTAACTCTTCCTATTCACTTTCAACGGTAGGGGGCCGTGAAGTACGTGGTAGTAAGATAGACTATTTACATTGTAGTGAAGTAGCATCTTGGTCAGGAGGCGGTGAGGACTATTTACTTGGGTTACTCAATTGTGTAGTACAAGGCTTTGACACAGAAGCAGTTATAGAATCAACGGCTCAGGGAGTGGGTGGTGTATTCCACGATATGTACTGGGATGCAGCAGAAGGCAATTCTGGGTGGGAAAGTGTCTTCTTTCCGTGGTATATATACAGTCACTACACTAAACCTTTTAATTCAGAAGAAGATAAGAAAGCATTTAAGAATGAATTAGGTCAAGATAAAAGATACGGAGGAGAGGAAGAAACCGCACTACTGGATATGTCTTGCCAATATGATGTAGTAAACGAAGTTAAAGAATTCAAGATTACCTACGAGAATTTAAACCGGAGGAGACAATGTATAAAGACTCAATGTCAGAATGACCTCAGAAAATTTCATCAGGAGTTCCCTACAACAGCTAGGGAGTCTTTTGTTACCACAGGAAGAAGCGTATTCAATATAGAGACCCTCAGTAATCTTGTTTTAACTTCACAGAAATTACAGAGGGAGAAACCGTCAGAAGGATTCCATATACCTGTGCAAGCATGGAAAGAACGTGGTGGGGATGAGAAATATATAATAGAGGCTATGGATGATGGAGAACTACAGGTATGGGAGAGACCAGTTGCAGGTAGGGAGTATAGGATAGGTGGTGATATATCAGAGGGTATAGACGTAGGCAGAGATACAGACTGGAGTGTTGGTGTTGTTTTAAATGCTGAAAACATGGATGAGGTTGCAACTATAAGGGTAAAAATTGATCCAGATTTATTCGCATGGCAACTTGCAAGTTTAGGTAAATGGTATAATAATGCTAAACTAATTGTAGAAAGAAACAACCACGGATTAGTAACTCTAAAGTTTCTTTCAGATGTACACTTATATCCAGATATATACTCAGAGAAGATACTAGACGAGAGGTCAAGTCGTACTGCCCGCAAGTTAGGATTCCATACTACAGTAAAGTCTAAACCCCTGATCATAGACTATCTAAAGGAATTAATCAGGGAGAATGAGATAAAAATTAGGAGTCCTAAAGTACTGGATGAGTTACAGACCTTTGTAAATTATCCAAATGGCAGGATGGCAGCACAGGCAGGTTCACATGATGACTGTGTAATGGCCTTAGCTATTGCATGTTTTGGATGTAAGATGTTTCCAGCAAGACCAGAATGGGATAAATCCATAAATAGAAGACATTGGAAACCCGAATTAAAGTTTTACCAGCCATCTCAATTATGAGCAATGTAATAGAGGTTAATTTTAGAGAAAATGCTTTATCAGATGAACAGAGGTTTATAGATGAGGTACAGCCAGTACTACAAGATTTGGTGGATGTTGCACGTAACAACTTTGGGAATGTTATTGCGACAGAAATACTTAGTGATGTAATGGGGGTTTTATATAAGTACACAAAAGAAGAAAACTATATACTTACTATGGAGAATGGTGATATTATAGACTTTACTTTAGAAACGAATGAATAGAGTCAGTTGGTTGATACTAATCATAGTATTATCATTATCTGCATGTACAAGTACAAGTACAGGTAGGGGATATAAATTCGGTTATTGGCTTGATATGTACCCCGGTAATGTAGCAATTTGGCAATGCGTAGACCCATTTGCACCGCATAATAATAAGGAGTGTTAATAGAATGGCAGAATACGAAATGGAGGAGCCTCAAGAAGTAGCTGTTGAGGTTAAGGTTGTAGAGGCAGATGTAGATGACTTTGCTAAGGTAGTACAAGAAAAATTTGATGAGGCAAAAGATTACCGTAGTGATCATGAACAACATTGGTTAGAGGCTTACGATGCTTATAGAGGGAAGTACCCTTCAAAAATATCGAAGGCATATGAGTTGGCTAGTGAAAGAGGTATCTTTGTCAATCAAACTCGGCGTAAAATTAATTCAGCTAAGATTAAGATTAACACGCTATTATTTGAGGATGGGAAAGTACCATTTAGTATCACCCCCTCACGTAAACCAAGGTTCTTCCCTCCAGATATACAAGCACCACCTGATAGACCTGACATTCTTGAGGACGCAATTCTTGAACGCTCTAAGCAGATGGAGTTTAAGATTCGTGATATTCTGGAAAGAACGAATTATAATGAGGAAGTTCAACACGCTATACACGAAATGTGTTTGTATGGGACGGGATGTACGAAGGGTATTTCCCTTGAATATAAGAATTTTCCTGTCTATACTACGGTCACGACTCCAGATGATATGCTTGCAGTTGAGTCGTTCCTTGAACAAGAATTAATGCCAGCATGTAAGTTTGTCAGTATATGGAATGTATTCCCATCTCCAGAAGCTATCAATTTAGAAGATGCAGACTATGTTATCCAGAGATCATTCCTTAGCAAAATACAACTCAGAAAGCTCGCAAAGACAGCAGAAGGTTTTTTACCGGGCGCACTTGATAAAGTTATTGAAGAAGATATCGGTCTTGCCCACGGGTGGGACGACAGCGAACACCCCAAGAAATATAATGAAACCTCAGCTACAAGATTAAAGAAGTTTGAGGTTTTAGAGTTTTGGGGTCGTTTAGATGGTGAAGATTTAGAACCTCATCTGCCAATTGACTCAAAGGATATTCCAGATGCTCTTCCTGTTGTAATTACTGTTATAGGTGATAAGGTTGTTAAAATTGCAGAAAATCCTTTTGACGACACCTTACCATTCCATTTTTGTAACTGGCAGAAAAATCCAGAATCAATTTGGGGTGATGGCATTTACTATGCAATAAGAGACGCACAGGCAATATTAAACTTTTCATATGCAATGATGGTAGAGGGTAAGTCTTTATCAGCGGCCCCATTAACAGTTATAGACCCCAATGCATTTGAACCGGGTACAGATACAGAACAGATATATCCCGGTAAACAGTTCCGAGTAAAACCGGGTGCCTCTGTCAGAGACTCCTTTACTTCAGTACAAATCCCAGACGTAACAAATGGACTTCTTCAATTAATTCAACAACTTGAACGTGAAGCAGATTTAGATTCAGGTCAAACTAGTATAGGATATGGTGACCAATCTCCTGCACAAACCAAGACAGCCACAGGGATGTCCATTCTTAATTCCAATGCAAATAGACAGACAGCAGATGTTGTAAGATCAGTATCTTCAATGATCACTAAGAATATAACTGCCGTATACAGGTGGCTAATGGTGGACTCAACAGATATGTCTATCAAGGGAGATTACGAAGCAGTATCAACAGGATACGAACAATATGTAGCTAAGGAAGTACATAACACCCAACTTATAAATTTCTTACAGGTAATTGGTCAGATGCCAGAAATAAAGCAGTATCTTAAACAGGAAGCATTTACAAGACCATTACTACGTGCATTTAATATGGAGCCAGATAAGGTTGTAAAAACAGAGGAGGAAGTAACACAGGAAATGCAAGCCCAGCAACAGGCACAGCAACAACAAATGCAACAACAAGCTCAAGCTGCACAACAAGCGGCACAACAACAAATGCAAGCACAGGCTCAGTTACAACAGCAACAAATTCAACAACAGGCACAAGCATCTATGGCGGTGGAAAAGAATAAGTCGATATTGAAAGAGAAACAAAATATATCAGAAGATCAACGCAAGTTAGAAATGCAGGAAAGATTAGAATTAATTAAGCAAGGAAATGTTGTAGAGGAACCACCTAATTTAGCTGAGGATAGTATGATTTTACGTGAAGAAGAAATGATGCTTGAATCACGAAAATCAAGAATGAGAAATGAAGAAGCAAGTAAAAAACAACAAGAACTAATGAAGGGAGAATTAGAGGAAGCTATAAAACGAGAAGGGGAATCACCTCAACAGGGACAACAAGAAGGTGGAGGAGGGGCACCACAAGGACGAATGCCAGAAGACCCAACACAGGCTGAACCAGCTATGGAGAGATTAGCAGGAGGCCCATCTGCACATGAAATTCAACAAAGGGAGTTTGCAAAAAATGCCCCGCAATGATATGTTAGGTATGTTATCCCAATCTCCGGGCTGGCAAATTTATAAAGAAATGATTGAAAAAAAGATACAAGACGCATATGATATAATTAAATTGAAACAATTAGTTGACCAAGAGTCGGTTTCAAGGCATAATGTATCTATTGGTAAAATTCAAGCATGGAAAGAAATGCTTGATATTGCAGAACGAAAGTAGTATAACAGGAGAACCCTTACACCTTTAGGGCAGGGATTTATTTTTTAAACCAATCCGTATGTAAAGTAACGGGACATTGGAAGGAGTTATATGTCAGAACAAGAGGTACTTGAAGAGGCAAAAGAATCTGAAGAAGAAGTTGAAGATTTAGAAGCCCAAGATGAAGAACTTTGGAGTCAGGACGAAGAATCCGAAGGAGAATCTCAATCAGAGGGTACACCTCAAGAAGAGTCTAAAGAAGACACAGAGGAACCTGAAGAACAAGATGAAGATGAGACCGAAGAAGAAGAAGAGCCTGAAGAACCACAGCATGATTATGAATCTCGTTACAAGGATTTAGAGAAGGAGTTTCATAAAAGGAATGAAGATTCTGCTAGAATGCGTGAAGACCTCAATGAGTTACGACTCAAAGATGTCGAGCGTGAGCAAGCATTAGATAGAGTGAAACGAGGACTTCCAGAGACAGAAGCACCCCAAGTTGATCCTACTGATGCAGATGCGTTTTTTGATAAAGACGACAAGCAGACAATGGAGGAGTTCTCTGAACTGTCTTCTACATTCCGCAAAATGATTCAGCATGAGATGGCAAAGCAGGGTACAACCTTACACGAAGCCACCATACAGGCTCAAGAGCGGTTAAAGAATTTAGAAGATAAGAGCAAAGAACAGAACTATCAGAACTTTCTGCATTATCATGAAGATTATATGAATGAGAATGTAGGAAAGGACTACAGAGATATAGACAAAGATGCTGATTTTCAAGCATTTGTCCTTGGTAGTCCAGCCATGACAAAGATGATGACTGAGTCAACAGACCCAATCGATCATGCCTCCGTTATGCAGTTATTCCTTTCCACCGAAACAGGTGAATCATCGTGGAGACTTCCTGAAGAAGAAGAGAAACAAGTTAAAGCGAGTACTAAGCGACAGGCTAAGAGAGCAGCAGCGACTGGTCTTTTAGGTAATTCCGCACCCGTGAAAAGCAAGAATTTGGACAATTTGTCCGATGATGAACTATGGGAAGCTATTCCCGAATAACAATTATATAGGAGTTAGATATGGCAGCGTATGGAGGAACAGGCAGCATTAGCGGATCATCTTATGGTGATCTTAGCAAGAATGATGCCTTCACTATTCAAAAGAAGATGTTACCGATTGCAAAGCGATTGTTGACATTTGCGAAATTCGCACAAAAAGAAACCAAACCCCAAAAACAGGGTTTAGAAATTAGACACCGTAGGTATGAGCGTTTCCCAATCGTTGATACGCCTATCGCCGAGGGTGTTACACCGGATTTTTCATCCCTTGAGCATACAACTTTGATGCATACTCTAAAGCAGTATGGATCATACGTGAATACCACGGATGTTCAACTTGCGGCAGCCGCCGATCCGGTCTTAAAAATCATATCGGAAAGACAGGCAACACAGGCTGGCGAGACAATCGACTTCCTTTCGTTCAAAGTTTTCCGTGCTGGTACATCAGTTAAATATGTGGGAACATCTGCAACAGCACGTTCAGATGTTGATTTCACCATTGGTGGAATTGCACCGACACTTAATAATCCCTCCAATGGGACTCAGGTGTTGGCTCCACTACAAACAGCTATCCGTGCTCTTGAGAACAACGATGCTATTAAGCTAAAGAAAAAGCTGAAGGCTTCCGTTGGTATCGCTACAGAGCCAATCCGTGAATCATATATTGCAATTTGCCACCCTGACCTCCGTCAGGACATTCAGCAACTTCCCGGCTTCGTAGCTGTAGAGAAGTACTCTGAACAGGGCGATGCAATTGAGGGTGAGGTTGGTGGCGTAGAAGGAGTACGTTTTATCACTACAACTCAAGCGGTTCCATTTAAGGATGCGGGTGACACTAATGGTGTTGCAAACTGTATATCCACAACTGGAACAAACTCTGATGTTTATCCTGTGCTATTGTTTGCAGAGGATGCTATTGGCTGTGCTACTTTAGGTGGAATGGATTCACTCCGCTCAAAAGTTGTGATGCCGAAACCCGGCCCCGGTGATC